AACGTATGCTGATGTAATGTAACTACTTGTGATTGTATTAGGTGTTCCAGATGCAGTAGTAGTCTTAGGAATGACACTACCAACATCTATCTTTCCTAACTTACCCATACTCTTGAAGAGTTCAATTATACTAGCTATGCCCTTAACTGCCGCTAGTCCTTTTATGAATTCTATGAATGCCATACCACCAGTAACTACTAATGATACACCCTTCAAGATAACAAGTGTTGCTACTATATTAGAAAGTGATCCTGCAAAGTCTGGATTTTTCACTAGGAAGTCACCAACATCTGCGAACCATGTAGCAACAGTAGGAAGAGCAGTAGTAACAGTCCATGTGGCTATTGGTTCAAAGAAACTATCCCATGCTTTTTTCAGACCATCTGCTACTACGTCAATGACTGGATCAATACCAGTCATAAAGATAGCAATAGCATCAAGTGTGCCGGGCACTCCTGTATCCACTACCCAGTTACCAATAGGCTTGAGGAATCCAGTCCAAAAGTCTCCTAGACTTCCTACTATATCGTCTACATTAGGTTGTATCTTAGTAAGGAAGTTACCAAAATCAGTGAATAGAGAAGGAAGTGCAGTACCTAGAGTCCACTCTCCAATAGGTTGTAGGAATTCAGTATTAAACTTACCAAGTGTAGGCATATATTTACTTAATGCAGGTACTACAGTCAAATTGAATGTGGTCATGGCGTCAAAGAATAATGGTATACCAGTTCCGATAGACCATGATGCGAAAGGTTGTAATACATAACTGTAGAAGTCTTTACCTAATTGCGTAACGTTACCTAGTGAAAACTTAAAGTCAAAGAAGGATGTTATCAGTCTACTAAAATCAATAGCCATGAAAGCATCTTGAATATCCTTAGCCATTGCAATAGCACGCATGGTAGTCTGTTCCATACTATTATCAACTTCGGGAATCTTAATAGTATAATCGCTACCAGTTCCACCACTTCCAGAACCACTACTAGCTGTAGGTAAGGCAATCTTGTGTAATTCATCCATACCAGTCATAAGATTGTCAACTTCTTTAGCTACTTTACCAACACCAGTAGCGGCAGAATCAGCTTCGTCACCAAAGTCTGCCATGCCATTCGAAAGATCAGCATTAGCGATAGCTGAGTCTTCAAGACCAGTGTACCCTGCAAATACTGCTAAGGCTTTTAGTGCTGTGTTAAGTACCATAGCAAAAGCATTCAAGTAAGGAAGAACAGCCGCTACAGTAGGTAAGAAGATATCTCCAATATGACGAGACACCATATCCATCTGCTCTCCGAGTATTCTTGACTGGTTAGCAGGTTGTTCGATTGTTCTTGAGAAGTCACCAATAGCCGCATTAGCTTGTCTTACGATAGCGGCATAACGCAATTGCATCTTAGTGGCTTGTGACATGGTATTTATATTAGCAGTAATCCCCTGACTTTGAGCCTCGAATTTAAGTGCATTAACAGATACATCAATACCAACGTCTCTAAGTGCTCTTGAGTAACCTACCATACCAGAAGCTAGTTTACCCATTGCTACATCAACATCAATGTTCCATAATGAAGCAATATCAACACCAACCTTAGTAAGACCTTCTGACATTTTGCTAGAAGTCTCTGTTACAACTCCCATTGATCCAGTAAGAAGATTAAACTCTGCTTGTGCTTTCATTAGTACTTGAGGATCAAGACCAAACTTTTCTGACATAGTATCCTGAAATTCTTGTGCAACACCAATGGTGTCCTTCATAGATACTTGAAACATATTAATAGTTTCAATGAAGTTCATGCTCTTGTTTATAGCCGAACCTAGGAATGCTCCAGAGGCAAATACCCCTGTAAGCACTCTAGCGGTCATAAGAAGACCATTCATAGCAGACGAAATTTTATTAACGCCTATACCCAACATACTGGTCGATCTGTTTGTACTGTTAGTTAAATCAGTGAACATCTTCTGTGATCTCAGTACTGAGGAATCAAGAGATGTAGTGTTGCCTGTAAACACATAGTTAATATATTGTGTTGACACTATGTTCACTCCCCTCAAATAGTTGAGTCCTAGCGACAAACTGATTTATGTCGGGTTGAACGTCCTTTTCTTCTGCTATTTCGTTTGGATGTGTATAGGAACGTATTACTTCTTGCAGAGTCTTTGCATCAGGATTCATATTCCAGTAGCAACTCCAATACCCTGATTGTACTGCGATAACGGTCTGATCAAGTATACTCTCTTGATATCCATCAACTACTGCGTTGAATTGCCATAGATCAAGGTCTAACACTTGATCAGGTAGTAGACCAATTTGAGCACCTTGCTTGAACAGACCGTACCACGTCAAAGGAGTTGCTGTTAGTTTTTTCCGTCTGCTTTCGCCTGTATCTTCTCAATCTGCTCAGGTGTCATACCATTAAATGTGATACCCTCAATGAGATCATTGATTAAAGCCATAACATCATGAAGTGCCCAGTTGTCAAGCAGTTCATCAAGGAACTCCTTGTATGTGACAACTCCCTTGTTCTTCGACCGGAAAGAGGCATAGAGTACACGTACCTGATCTTCGATCTTACTGGTATTGATACCTGCAAAGATCTCCTGATACGGCTTGTGATTGAAGTCAGCCTGAACTTCATACGCGACTCTGAGGTTAGTACCCATGTCATACTCAGTACCCTTAAATGTAATTTTCATAATATTGCCCTCCGATGTTATATTTTTCAAAGTAGAGTAGGAGCGTCCTACTCAGAACGCCCCTACCAGATGAATTAGGTTATGACTGCAATAGCCTGACCGCGCTTAACAACAACATCACCAGTAGAGACCTCAGCAAGCGATACACGAGCACCATTTACACAAGGTATTGGTGATAAGAGAGCATAGGATGCCCATCCTGCTACACCAGTGAGTTTAGTGCCAACAGCAGGTAATCCGCCATTGATACAGTACATGTAGCTGTTTCCACCAGTCAGAGTAGGAGCGACTGTAGCAATGCTTGTTGCTCCTGCTGTAGCGTGATCAACACATGCAAATGTAAGATCAGCCGCAGTGCCGGGGATATTCAGGATGATAGCACCAGAACCTTCAAGTGAACCACTCAGAGAGATCTTATCATCCGGCTTTGCACTGATCTTGAGATCCTTAATGAATGCTGTACCCTCAAAGTACGTAGTATCATCAAGGAAGATACCAAAGACGAGTGATGTGGAATTCTTGAAAGCGTTGTAGATAGTCTCCTGACTGCCACCAACTGCGAAAGCACATGTGCCATCGAATGATGCAGACCAGTTCTTGACAGACGGTAACTTCTCTTTGTACTGCATACCAAACGAGAGAATCTCGATGATAGCAGTTTCAAGAGTAAGATCAACGCCACTGATGTATCCAATGGTAACACCAGTAGGATACGCGCCTGTCTTCATAGCGGCTGTTAAACCAGTAAATGCTTTTTCTGCCATAGTATTTTACTCCTCCGTAATTAATTTTAACTCAAGGACAAATGTTCTTCTGTTATTATCATCATCCCCTAGATCCTCAATGTCACCGATTACTATGCATCCTAGTACAGCAGAATCGCGGTAAGTCTTGAAGATCTCTCTCATGGCAATGATGGTGGTTCGCGAGGTCTCATATGTTGAGGCTCTGACAAGCACCTTGATCTTCGGATACGCTATGACAGTAGGCATCCCAAAGTACTTTACAGAAGACTCTCCGTTTGATAGAATCATGCACACACAATCATCAGGCTTGTCAGGCATTGCACCCTGCTTGATAGTCAACGATAGAGCAGATACGGCTGTAGTAAGATTATCAAGTAGATTCATAGTTTAATGTACCTCTCTAACGTTGATGTTAACCAAGGTGTATTCACTCGTATAGGATCAGATAAGTAGTGTGCTTTTCTTCCAATAAGATGCTTGTACTTGATATTCTCATGTTGATCTAATGCATAATTGTTTCCCGTCTTAGGATTAACTGCACTAGACCTAAATTGAACCTCTACACTACCACGATGCTTACGAGTAACAAATTCAGTACCCTTCATTAACCTACCAGTATCATATGGCACTTCACGATGTGCTTGTGCTATTACAATTTTGCCAAAGCGTGCATAGATGTTAGCAGGTGCAGTCTTCAACTTCTTATCAAAGGCTACTAGTTTACGCTGTGCGAGTCCAATGTTAGAACTGATAGTTACCTTCATGCTAACACCTTCTTGCCAACGACTATTCCACCTGCACTAACATAGTCTGATACACCTACTACAGGTCTGCCGTTTATACGATCACCTGCTTTTACGATAGCACTAGTAGTGATAACCCATCCTGTTGTGACAATGTTTCCATCTGGCGAGATAACATTCTGCAATTTCTGCTTGCTTCTACACGCTATAGAAACTGGACTCTCAAAGATAGTGTTACCATTAACGTCTGTACTATCAGTAGATACTTCCAATGAAGCTGTCTGATGGTAGTAATCTGGTATCATATGATATCAAAGCCTCCGCTAGTCCACACCCACATCATTCTACGAGCCTCACTACTAGTTACTAGCAATGTAACCTCAGCGCCTTTTGCGAACGTCTCCGATAGATCATCAATGCTATATGAAGACACTCCACGAGATACAGGACTTCCAGTTACGCTACTAGCTGTAGTAAGAATGGCAAGAGCGTTAACTACCTGCGCTTCTTTCACGAGGTCAGGTACTACAGTGTTAGCATTTCTAGGAAAGGCGAGCACTTGTGTAATGTCTGTCTTACAGCCAGTGACTCTCAATCGTTCAAGTTCTTTAAGACTGCGAACAAGGAGTACACCCTTATCCGCGTCTTCAAGAGCATTCCACGCTACTCTGGATGGATCAGTAGAAATATAAAGTGAAGCAACAAGAGCATCAGCCTCCAGTACAGTTATATAACTATTCGTGTTAACAATAATACTCATGTTGCTTCTCCTCTCCTTCTATTAACCCAGTACGATCGTAGCGAGTTCGGGGAATACAGTCTTCATGCCATACAGGATGTCGATGGAGATTGTATTCTTCTTGTACTTCTGGTCGTAGCCTTCTACGACTCTGAGTCCGATACCGTTGTAAGAGGTGAAGTAGGCACTCTTATCAGACGGTAACTGCATAGGACGTGTTACGAATGCAAAGGCATTCTTGTTGAATACCATGTTCGCAACATGACTTGCGATTACAGTAATCAGTGCATCGTTGAGAACGATGGCAGGAAGGGGAGGATAAATGCCGATGTCCTGATCCGCTGTAGAGAGCGCGGATGCAGATGTTACAACGAAAGAAGTGGAGGTGATACCTGCGATGGTAAAGAGATCACCGACCTTGAATGCCGCTGTAAGACCGTCAACATGGAGTGACATAGCACCAACAGCGTAGTTAGCAACGAGGTCAACAGCAGGAACACCTGCCGCGCCAGTTGTGTGTGTAGGAACGGTCTGAGTAGTGTAGTTGGTGATACCAAACACACGACCGATCTCACCATCACGAAGGGCAGTAGCAGTACCGGCATCGGATACCTTGACGAGACCGTCAAGTACAACGAACTTAGCATCAGCGTTCTCGTCCCATACTGCAACACGTCCTGCCAGAGGCACTTTGTGATGAGTCAGCATCTTACGAGCATCGGCGAAGTCAGTGAGAGAGTCAGGAGTAGTTCCTGCTGTACCAACGAAGTACGGAATGTCTTTGTAGAGTGCCATGCACTCTGCATTGATCTTCTCAGCAAGTGCAATAGCCATACCATCAAGGATAGCGGCTCTGCGAGTTGCGCTGACGTTTGTTACCATTTCCTCAGCGGTCATTTCAACTGTAACGTCGGCAATCTTGTCGAGTGTTACAGGAACTGTACCGAGGGCGATATTCTGGATCTCAACACCGTTTGCTCTGTTGAAGGTCTTGCCTTCAAATACAGGTGGCACTTCGACCTGAATTGTATTACCCTCTTTTGCAAACTCAGCAGAGTAATCACGGTACATCAGGTTAGGCATGATCAAGTTGTTTATCAGTCGAGGAAGAAGTTCTCTTGCAATCAACTGAATGTTATTGAATGTGTTTGCCATTGTTATTGTCTCCCTTCATCATTTAGGCATAATAGACTTGTAGTAGTCCTCGTCACTCATGGTAGAATCCGGTAATGCCGGTTTACCACCATCTTTTCCTGTGCCAGCAGGTGGTTCAGCAGGTGTCGTAATGTCGAACATGTACGGATCACTCAACTTCCATGCGGCTACTTGTTCGTCAATATCCTTAGTCAAATCCAGTTCCTTTAGGAGTAACTTCGGATTCCTGACCTTTGCTTCGCGCAATTTTTCGGTAACTGCGTACCGCTGTTCCACCTTTGCTACTTCCGCGTCAACCTTTGCCTGAATCTCTTCAGGAGTAAGTCCTTTGACTTTTGCTGTCTTAGGAGTAGCAGGTGCTTTGTCCTCATCACCTTCACCATCATCGTCGGGATTAAGCTGTTCACGGAGTTCGTTACGCTGTTTGATTACATCACTCAAACGTTTCTGAGGAACATAAGCTACGTCGTAGTCTTCTCCGAGTTCCAACTCAACCTGTGCGAATAGTTCAGGAGTTAAGGCTTTCTTTAAGATTTTTCTAATAGACATATTGACCCTCCTCAGTATTTAGTGTTACTGTTCACTGATCGTCCTTCGCGGGCGTTGCGGATTGTTCTTTAGGTTTACTGACATCCGAGAAACCAAGTTCACTTCCCCTCTTCCTAGGATTCACTGTAGTAACTGCATTGGTCATTGGTTTAATAGGAGGTTCTTCTGCTACTAATTCCAACCACTTATCAGCTTCTTCCAGTGTCTTATCGAAGAACTTAACGATCGCTTCTCTTGAAGGCATCAACTGTCTACCCTTAGTAGCCAGATTAGCATTCTCAAGTGTTTCTTTAGGATCGTCAGGTAAACCATCTTTCCATTCGACACTTATCGTGTCAGCGTCAATTCCTGTAAGTTGTTCGAAGAGTGTAATAACAGCACTTGTCATGCTATTACTAACTCTCCGAACTTTAGCAAGGGGATTGACCATCTTAAACCGCATTGCTGTACCACTGATTGCCTGTCCAGTGCTACCTTCTCCACTGCCTAGTAATGCCGCACCCATTTCACTGAGTATGTACAGATGGTTAACTAGCATTTCACATTCCTTGAATGCAGAATCTATTTTACCATCCCATGTAAGGTACTCAGGTGGGAGGTCATTAGGGTTAAGTGCGTAATACTTACCCTTCTTGAAGCATAACTTGCCAGTCTTCTCATCCATCTCTAATAGTGTAGAAGGACCGTATAGCGATGGATCAGCATGTTGGTCTAAGATGTTACTTATCTGTGCTACTCTTACCATCAGTTCAACTAGTATACTGTCAATCTGATCGTAATCGTCATAGCCGAATATATGACTGCTAGTACCAAACGCCTTGATGTTCTGAACTGCATTATCTTCATAACCAGTTGGTACTACAGTCGGTCCTGATATCTGTTTACCTAGTGTACCATCGCCACTACCATTGTTACTACCATTATACTCAAATACATATTCAGAGTAACTGCCATCAATGTGTACCTGAGCCTTGAGATAGAATATACCATCTTTAGATGTCTCTACCCATGCAAGAACTTGATGAGTAATAGTGTTAGTACCGTCGTTTGATACAATAGGAAACCACTCCATAGGAGACCACACAGTAAAGTTCTTTTTCTTAGTCTTCGCATCAATGAACCAACGCCATATGGAGTCACCCATTCTGGAAAGATCAATAGCAGTACTGTACAGCTTCTCGTCAAAGTTACTCTTACGTCTTGCTGTGTTAATTAACTTCTGATTCTCATCAGTTGTAGTACTGATACTAGGATGTTCACCACACACGAGATCGGCAGTCTTCAATGACATCAAGCGCTGATAGTTAAGGAGCACAGGAAAGGATATCATGCTCTCAAAGTTCCCTATTACTCTTGTGATCCTTGTAGCCGCTTGCTGATATAGAGTTTCCTGAATACCAAAGTGGTTTCCTTCGAAGAGCATTTCATTCTCTTTGTAGCGCTTTATGCGTTCTCTTTGTGAGGCAGGAGGAAATGCCTGACCATCCTTCAACCAGTCTAAGTCATGCAACATGCAATCGTACTTTTCATTCAGACTTCCGATACTATATGGATACATTAGTAAGTTCCTCCTTTACTATTCTGTCCGTATGTGTATATTGCATATCGATCGCTATCACAGGCATGATCATTAGTTTTTATAGGCTTGTCAATACCCATGACTTGTGCTTTCTCATCCCAACAGTAGTTGCTATACTCTCTTCTTGAATTAACACAGGAGAGATCCATAGTGTAGTTCGTCTTTCCCAGTTCACTACCCATGAATCGAATACCATTTATGACGTCATTATCGGCATCCTGTACCCTATACTGTCTTGATCGTAGTTCAGCTTTCCATGAGGATGCTGATGGATCGCAATAGATAGCGTGTAGTCTACCATATGGTATGTCTTTAATGAATAGATCGAAATCGTCACCGAATTCTTTATCAGTCTTCTGACGTCTGCTCTCTACTGCATCGTAATAGTACTCTTGCACCTTATGATATGAACCATCAAGCATAATTGCTATCTTACTCCATGACATTACAGTAGATGTACCATAATCGCAACCGATAATGTACCTTGCTACATGCAATTGTTCATCAGGTGACAAGACTTTGACATGCCGCTTTTCGTCGAACATGTCGTAGATCATTCCATCAGCTACACACCACTCACCTAGTATAAACCTTCGATAGAAAACACCAGTGTACATCTGTTTGAGTGTCTTCACGTACTCAGGATCAAGATTAGGATTGTCGTCCATAGTGAAATGCCATACCTTCTTGTTGATGATCTCATCGTTCATCAAGTAGTTGGTATAGAACCAGTGGTAAGGGCTGTCTGGATTGAGTGTTATGAAACACTTAGCATCTGCGATAGACATACGTGCCATTAGCTGACTAAAGAAGACTTCTGGATAGAGGTTTGCCTCATCACAGTACGCACCTGCTATTGTAGCACCACGTATCTTGCTTTCAGATTCTTCGTTGTTAGCACCAATCACGTATATCCTACGATGAAAGAGTCTAAGTTCTCCTTTTTGTTTGTCAATCCATTTGTAGTTCTTCGGTCCTGCTAGGTCAAAGATGTCATTCAGTACGTTACGTTGTAGTGTAGCGACCGTCTTGCCTATCATGAACAGATCACCAGGAGGGCCATCTAGCAGATATGTTAACCAACGAACATCGACGTTGACTGTCTTCGACGATCGCACACTACCATGAAGAATGTTTAGTCTTGCATTACTGTTCTGGATAAAATCAAGTGCTTTAGCAGAAAACTTGCCCCATACGATTGCCATAATTACTCACCGTCGGGTATGGTATCATCATCATTATCTTTAGGTGGATTACGGAAGTTGGATACCAATTGTGCTAAAGCATTCAGACCAGTATTGGCTTCACCATTTGCAGACTGGTTGAGTTTAATAAGACCTTCGACTGATTCTCTGATCTTACTACCACAACCTAAGTATAATTCCACTAGGGGAGTTTTCAATTGTACTGACATACTCGGATCATTGCTGTTAACAATGTTGTTGACCTTCTGCCCTACATTACGCAGAGTAATGAAGTACTCACTGGCTACCTGTCTGAGAATCTCTGCTTCATTGAGTTTGATCTTCTCAGTGATGCTTTCTGTACCACCAGTGACGTTCTGTACAGGAAGGTGCATTACACTGTGTACCTGTAGGGAGCGTACATCAACGTGATACTCTTCAGCAATGCTTTCGAGTGTGATCTTACTATCTCCCCAGTTACGGCACAGTAACGCTTCTTCAATTTCCGCTACCTTTTCGTGATTGCATATGATACACTGCATACTAGTTACGCTCCTTTACATTAAAATAAGTATTTAGTTCTGGAACTAACTGAATCAGTTTCAAAAAATAATACTTTTTATATCTATTGACATTCTCTTACCCATAGTATATACTAGATGGGGGAGTATGTCAACACTTTTAGAAGAATAAGGTAAAGAAAGTTGGTGTGTTTATGTGGAAGTAGAACGTATCATACTAAGTAAGCACTGTGAAGCACTGTTGTTACTAGGAAAGTGGGTGTATAGAGTACTGATTCTTCGGGGTATTGAAGACAGGGATATCCTGTCTGCGCTTGCGGGAATGGGGTACTCTGGTACATTGAAAGAGTTGAAGGCTTCACTAATCGAGTATCTTAGTAGGAGTCCTATATACCTTGATATGATGACTCTAGGGCGTACATGGGAAAAGTGTGGTAATGGTCTAGCAGATGAGGATGGCGTGTACCATACTAAGACAGCCTGTTTGTACATCAGCGTTGGTGACTATATTTTCAAAATGGTCTCTCAGTAATGGGAGGCTATTTTTTTTTTATGCTCGATGCATCTTCTACTACTAGGACTAAATAGGTTACGAACTGAAAAAAATTTCTCAGTGCGATGTGCAGGCATAGCGCTCATCACCTCATATCACTCATTGGATGAGTGCATTATGCACAAAAAAGAGGTGTAAAATGACCGTCGATTTGGCTACACTAATGGATGCACTTGTAGTATAATATAGGTAGTTGATAGTACATGGTAAATAGAGTATAGAAAGGATAGAGTATAGAATAGGTACAGGATAGGAATGGTACACAGTATGTCGGGCATTGCTATGAGCAATGAGAAAGTAGGTATGGTATGAAGAACGTTTATGTATGTGAAAAGTGTGGTATTCAATTTGATGGTGACAATGCATATAGTGAATGCAGTGAGCACGAAAACACCCATCAGAATTTGAACTATTTCCCTGACTGGTCAAACAAACTGAATGAACACAGCACGTTTACACCTGATGGGCGCGTCCCGTCAATGATTAACATTGGAACTACTGATAACAACTACACCGATGGTGTACGCGTCACTGATATTCACATTTACACTTACAAACTAGTACGTGAAAACACTGAGTTGTCCAAACAGTACACAGAGACGGCACGCGTTGAACAAATAGAATCAGACAGAGCACAAGCTGTACAGGACGCAAAGAAAGCCGAAATGATATCGTTCCTCACTGAGCACGGTCAGGACGTCAAGCCAAATGCATACTTCTATACAGTACGTGACCAGTATGATGCATACATGGCAATTGGTATTGATCCCGTAGTCAAAACCGAAGAGTAATTATGACATGCGAGTGTAAGCGCACGGTCTTACACAGTAAAGGATGGTACAGGATGAATAGAAAGATAGTCTCATATAAGACTGCCGTAGAAATGTTATCACTAGGATATAGAATCATGCATAATGAGATCAGTGAGACTATTCTGATATACCGTGATCCAGATAACGATTGTTATTCACTGCGGCATGATACACTTCACAAGCTAGGAACTACTGGTATGATACAGGAACATAACTATCAGCCATGGTCTTATTTTCACAACTATCAAAAGAAAGTATGAGGTAGAAACATGACTATTACCAAACAGAAAAAAAATGCTATTGAGAAAATTCCTATGTGGAAAAAATCTACTGCTACATCCCTGAATCAGGTGTACGGCAAACACAGTAAAGCGAAAGATGAAACATTCAGCTACTGTCGTAACTTGTGCTATGATCATAAGGGTACAGATCTCAAGATAGTCACTCATAACGTGAATATCTTCACGGCAGGATTTCAGTATACAGACACTGATACAGGCGTCCTGATGTTTATGCTTATTACACCATCATATAACTGCTCTGTTGAAATGTAATAGTATCAACAACTGGTACAGTGCTCATAGTACTGTATCAGTGATTGGTAATATTAATATAGAAAGTGAGGATAATACACTCATGAAGACACTGGTAGAATGTCACAACTACGGATGCACGTATAACAAGATGGCAGAATGTAAAGCATCGTTTGTACGTATGGATGAACATGGTCTTTGTACCACTGATACACAGAAAATTGATGAGGTGTTCAAATGAAGTATTTTCAAGTGAGACCTGAATTTGACCAGAGAAGAACATGCCCTAAACATTTTCTGGTAGCAAATGAATTGTATACAACGCGTGAAATGAAACGGTTAACAGTGCCTCTGTACTGTGTTACTGAAATACACATACCAGAGACGAAAGTATATTGGTGTTTCGGTGTACGGTTTGCATTTGATGAGGTGAAGACATGAACGGGTTCACATTGCTACTATTGATGTCCTTAGTGTTCCTAGCAGTATGGTATCTACTCAAGATACTTGATAAACTCAATCGGAGGCGTTAACATGCATAACTATGAGATCCATCACAACGGTAAAGAATACACACGTATCAGTAAAGCACAGGCAAAACAACTGCACAGTATCCTAGTGCCTGTATACATGGATGGATGTAAAATGATGCCGTTTAACATGTTTGGTACTACACATGAACTAACAGGGTACAATGATCTTATTGCTCAAGGTGGATCATTTGAGACATACGTACAATCGTTTACATACTACAACTGTAGTTATGAGCAAGGCTACTACCCTGCATTCTACACGGAGGTGAAATAAAAATTATGTGAATTGATTGAAAAAGGCTTGTACTTCCCTACATTGTATGATATAATTGTCTTAGATGAAAAGAGAGTTGCACTCTATGCAACACACATTATCAGGAGGATAAAAACATGAACAGAGACACTATTTCTACTGCACTTGCCAACGAGACACTTAGTCTCAAGAAACTTTCTCAGGAAACCAAAACACCCTATTCTACCTTGCTCAGAGCGATTCATGCACCCGTCGCAGGTCAGGCATATGATCCTGATGCAGTCAACATGGACGCCATTGAGACAGCACTCAAGCTGAAAATGGGCGCTGAGGCTTTCGCTATGTACGACTTCGAAGCACTCATCGAAGAGAATTCCGGTTCTGCTACACTCGATCTGACCATCGGTAACAAGATCACCATTAAGCGTGGTGGTGGACTCAGAGACGTTGCCAGTATCTACACAATCGTGTTCGTTACTGCTACACACGTCGTACTTGATTCCGATACATCCACTGAGCCGCGTGTTGTTGGTATCAAGACACTGAAACTCTTCGGAGCACAGCCTGTCGAAGTCGAAGCCGCAGACGTTCCTCAGACACCCGACGCTGAGTAATTGAAGATGTTATGATAGTGGCGTGCTCCATGAAGGGCACGTCACTTAATCATATCAGGTGAAGGAGTAGAACACATGATTAGACTCATCATAGCTTTACTATCAGGATTCCTATTCGGATTCAAGAAGCAAGGGAAGGCGAAGGGTAGATACAAATGAGATGTGAACAGTGTAATGAACACATACAGCACAATGATCTACAGTACACATACACGGATGAGACAGGGGAAGTACACAATTTTGATTCCAGTGATTGTCTCATCGAGTACTTACAGGAAATTCAAGTAGTCGAAGTGTTTCGCCCATAATGTACTGATCGTAGATCACACAATTTTTTTACTCTAAAAAGAAAAAGTCTTTTTTAATAACGCACACACTCATAACTTCCTCTATATAGAAAGCTGAAAATCACCTTATTAAAGTAACTGAATGAATCTGTACATTCTCTATTAGTTAGTACATTATGGTTTTTTTTGACTAGTTACACATATAGCTTTACGTTAACACACAGTGAAAGAGGATGTGGATGCGCTAGGCAATCAGTTTTGCGTTTTTTGTACAAACTATCCGCGTACTGAAAGGAGGATCACAATAATGCTCTACTACAAACTACTAGTACGACTCAAATCAGGTTATGCTTCTCGCTACTTTGTTACTGACACCAACGAAGCAATGCTCCGTTACATCGACCATTACTATCCTATTCCTAAATTCCACTACAATCTCACTCTGATTCAACCATTCCAATTATCTGATCCATTCTATCTCGTGAACGATATCAAATTCAAGCTGATAGAATCCATATCGCACAAAGAGCACGCTGATAAAGCCTGATCTTCAATATACTACAGGAGGGCAATAATCAAATGGACTACAAGCATCTTACACCAACTGAGGCACGTATCATAACCATAGACCACGAACAGTGCATTAACAAGCACGGATGTACTCCATGTGTCCTAGCTACCAGACAGGAAGGACAGAGACTACCATGTTGGAAGGTCACGAATATAGCCGCGAAAGTATTGTTATCAGTCGGAGAATTCGCCGCTATTAGAAACGTGTATGTAGGCTATGATAGAGACGATAATAGAATCTATAAGGTGACGTACAGGGACATGTGCATCAAACCTTCGTACATCAGAGACACTTTTCTACAGGCTATTCTGGAAAGAGATCCACCTGTCAAGCTGATAAATTGTGGTAGTCTTCATGCCCTGTACAGAAAGAAGGTGTAATAGTGAAACGAGACCTAAAGAGCATGACACCTGATGAAGCACGGAAGATCATAGCAGATAGTATACGGTGTCATGATCCCGAACGACACTGTAATGCGTGTTCCAACTTCTTACTGTTTCCAGAGTACCTATGTGACAATGTTGTAAAACATGCGGAAGGAGTAGTACAATGAGTGTATCATTTATTGGTGAGAGACACATGATTAAGCCTAGGGGATCAGAAGAGGAAACGTACATACCTATACTGTACATGCCACAAGATATCAAGAAGGATGCATTTGAAGAGAGCACCAACAAGGGGCAATGGAGGAAGTTGTGCATAGAAGCATCCGTTAACCTCTTAGAGGACACAGCCGGACACATGTATGCACTACCTAATCAGCCAGACAATGACATCACAGACTTTAACATACAGGAAGTTCAATTGAATATCATCCATATGTTAGCAAGTATACTACAGTACTTAGTTAACAGTACATCATGGCATACTAAGCACATGCAGGTGTTCGACAAACAAGAACTAAGGAATAGACTCGAAAGAGTTATGATGATTCTGAGGTAGTACAATGAGCAAAAATCTGAAACTGAAATGGTACGTTATAGAATTACTGATACTTAGAGCACTGTTGAAGAAAGCATCTAAGGCAGTAGACCACACCACTGACACGGTAATTGAACTGATGAGCACTATATATTCTGAACATCTGGAACTTCTTGATCACTCGATTACTCTCAAACCGAGCACGACCACTCCTGTCTTCAATCATACCGCTTTTAAGAAAGACTATCCATATCTGTATGATCAATACATGCAGAAACGTAATAGAGCATCATACTTGACCATCAGACTGCTTGACAGTAGAAAGAAGAGGAAGTAATTATGGATTTACTACTGTATGTAGAAGGTATACCAGAGGATGAAGAGAATGGTGGTATCTACTTTAATCCGAATGAATTGCATGTGATCTTTCATAATGTAGAGAACTGTCTCACAATGGAGATCGGTAATAACACATGGAAGGTAGAAGCAGGATCGTTCTCACTAGCATATGCTAGGACAACTGAGATATCAGCCAAAGGTCAGATACTAGTACAGTCACTGAATCTAATCAAGTAAGGAGTGCATATGATACTGAGTGCATTAGATAAAGCTGAGAGAGAATTTCATAAACAGTACATGCAGGAGCAGACTCCATGTATTGTGGCATTCAATAAGAGAAGGGAGAAAGGGTATGGCGATCATTCTGAAAAAGTACAAGTGTCGTGAGTGTGGTGATGTATTTGAAGTAGCAGTATCATCTACTACACTAGAACCGAAGTATATCCACACAGCTACAGACCATTTTTTTACTAAGCACTATCATGAGTATCCTGAGTGCTACGGTCTAGCTGATTTAATAGGAATGGGGTATCCGAACGATGGTAATAAGCGTTGAACAAGCTACTACTATACTGCCACTGATCACTAACACAGAACGTATGACCATGCGGTATGCATACTGGGCACGATTCGGAAGTAATAATGATGATGAGATCATGCTACAGTGGTACGTGAACAATCAGCTTAAAGCAATAGAGAGCACCAGATATATCGCAGGACTTCTCAGTACAGCAGGTGCTATCACAGAAGAACAGACCTTAGCATATCTTGAAGAACAGGGGATAGACAGTAATGGAGGACAAGGATCTCAAGAGACTGATCACGAGTAACCTAGGTTACTGGAAGGAAAAGCAGAGAGTATCAAAATTCGTATCAAAGCACTGTGTAGATCAAATAGACCTTTGGGAAGAAATCTATAGGAGGATATACGATGGAACTTGATCTTGATCAAGTAGCTAGTATCAGTACAGTACTAGACAACTCACAGATTATGTACGTAAAACAGCAGTATACATTACTTAATAAGAAGGAGAAGACGGAAGACTTATTGGTAATGATTCAGTGGTATTTCAAGAAGTACCCTAAGTACGACAGCTATGTGATCCACCTACTTCATGAGACACCACAAGTACCCGTAGACAACTGTTGTCCTGATTGTTATGAGCCAGTAGACTATACAATGTTGAATTGCAAAGCGTGCGGACAGCACCTAGATTGGAGTACTACACCATGAGGCATAAATACCCTATTAGGAAATTGGTTAGAGTTGTGAAGTACTGGTCTGATACAGAAGTATCTGATTACAGTATAACAAAGGAGAGTGGCGTCTCTTATGATAACGTAGTAAGGATTGACTATCATGAGCCTCAGTGTTCAGGTGATGCACACTACGTAGAGATCATTAGACGTAGTGGAGCAAGAGAACGGTTGTTCAATCCTGATAGAATGTTCTTTGAGGAATATGGGGAGGATGGAGAATGAAGTTAACAGCAAAGGTCGTACTCGAATACCAGAAGAAGTGGAGGACGTCAGATTTCACAGCAGGTACTTTTAAGAGCATAGGGAATGAACTAGTGGAAAAGTATGATCTGACTCCTAGACAGGCGATTGACATAATTAACAATCAGGATGTACTGAGTATACTAGCAAGCAAGGAGGATGAAGCATGAAGACATATTACGTTACACTAGTACATGCACTGTCAGGTTACTACATGGTATTTGAAGCACCGAGTGAGAATGCCGTGAGGACATACTGTCATGATAACTTAGGACACCTTTGGTGCTCAGTGTATATTAACACAGAGCGCATGACTGAGAAGAGACTGGGGCACATTACATATCTTGATGAGAGTGGAAGGAGAAGCTAATGAGAAAAGAATTTGAATTGAGTGACGAGGACTATGCATATCTTATAGCCGCTTGTCAGCCTGTACCGTACATGATCATAGGAGGTGTAGAGCCTGCATCACCACAAGAGAATGCTAACAGAGCATGGCAGGTTATCGGTAGCCGAATGGGGTTCAAGAGCATGACTGTACAGCCTGTAAGTGGCAAGGGCAGTAAGTTCTTCACAGCAGAGGTGGTAGAGTAATGATAAAGTATGCAAATTTTGAACATTTCACTCTCATGCCTTGTGGAATGGCGCACATGTACCAGTGGATGAACAAAGATGAGTTCCCCATGACGAGTATCATCATCTATGCCCCCTACCATAAACATTCAGTAGTATTCAAAGGTTTGATCAGCCATGATACACTTACGTATAAGAAGGTTGATCTGACGAATGAGGAACAGCAGGAAATGTGTAAGCTACTAGGAGAAGTACCTACTACTTTGGACTTCATGGAGTTTACAGATTACGCGGAGTTGACCACTATTCCTCCCACTATATATAAAGAAGTGGAAGTATTTGAGGTCAACTGGGAGGAGAAATTGAAATGGAAGAAGTTAAGACACCTAGACAGTTAACAGAAGAAGCGATACTGGAACACCTGAAAGCAATCTACAAGTTGTCAACAGAATATGGTACTAGATGCTACACCTCTTGTGCTATCATTGATTACGGACATGAGGATGGTGTCTACTTCAACTGTAACAACTCTTACTTCTCTCATGATGGTGATCATCCACTGAATTTCATGCATTATGAGCACATGGAAGGTGAGAATACGGCAGACAGTGAGAATGCTATTATATACAATAAGGAGTACAGCTATGAACAAGACACTGATAAATGAATACTGCGACAGGCAACTCAGATCAATCTCCCTTACTAAACACAGGGAGCGTGAGTTTCTTAACGCAGTGAAACTGATGATCGCAGAAGTTAACACACCATGCAAGTACTGTGAAGACTATGGGAAGAAGTATGGTCCATTCTTCAAGATTGAGTTCTTCAAGCAGGTAGCAATAGATGAGGAATTCAATTGTGACCTACCTGCTAGGTTCTGTCCTAATTGTGGAAGGAGGTTACCTGATGCAGAAACCAGTAGCACATGTACAGATAACTGATATGACGGATCATCTGGTACGGAAGTGTCCTATATGCGGAGTAAGGATGCACGTAGTAATGTATTCCTACTATGATAACAAGGAGTTTACTGGAAGAGAGGTTATGACGCCATTATTTGCGAAAGCATGTTATGCGTGTGGTACACAGTTACAGACGCATGATAGAATAGAGGACGTTACATGAAGAAGTATGCAGAGAGTACACGCTTCGGAGTGTACAACAGAATTACACATAAGTGGAGAAGAGGTATCTACGGTGTATCACAAGAAGATGCAGTCAATCAACTAATAGAAGCAGTAGGAAGAAAAGATGCGTACAAGTGGAGGTATGAGATCAGACCACTTCCACTAGGAACAAAGGGGTGTCCATACATCCCATTCGGAAGGAGGGTGCAGTAATGAGTCAGGAAAGTAAAAAAGAGTTTGATTCACAGTTTGACATCAAAGGAGTACAGAAGACAGCAGAGGAAGCGATTAATGGAAAAGTAATCTTCTCCATTACAGACAATGGTGAAGGGCACATGATGAACTACTCTGATGGAGAGGCAGGAGAAATCCTACAAGGTATCTGCCACTTCCTGAATGACTTGTGTAAGGAGACTTCTACAGGCAGAGCATCATTGCTCAATCATTTGAGTATAATTATGTTAGTCCAGAAACTCGAAGAGGGAGGTGGTATGAATGAACGAGAAGATTTACATAAACAGTGAACAGCCGCCTACCGAAGAGGATGCAAACTATCTTGAAGAGGTATTAGCATTCGACTATGTACATTGTTATGGTGGTAGAAACTTTCAATCAGTACGAGACTATCCTGATATCTACGTGTTCTGGATGCACTACCCTGTAATGCCTGAGAAAAAAATAACGGAGGAATAAGATGATGGATGCACGATCTGAGAGAGTGGCAAAAACACTAAGGCGAGTTATTGTGGATCGTGCATCCACACCTGCTGAGAAGATAGCCGCACAAGAGGCACTGGATCGTATCATGAATAAGAAGCCAGAGCCAAAGGTATACGCTACTACCAGTAGACAGGAGAGACCAGACTACAGTTATGCTAAAGTGTCATGGGATCACGGATTATGGCGTACTCGTACTGTAATAAGAACAGGACAGTCAACAGAGAACAGAGTATTCAAAGGTATACACCTTAATTTTTCTGAGATACCAGAGCCACCATGTACAGTAGCGCAGTTTAATTTTATATGTGGAATATGCAATTCTTTTGGATGGCGGAGACCTATATCACAAAACGATCTAACAGTAGATGAAGCTAGTCAATGGCTTTCACACTATGAACCTATATGGCGTAATCGACATAAGGATTACCACGAGTATTAAAAAAAGTAATCAGAAAAGGTATTGACTTTGCTACAATGTTATGTTACAATGAAATTAAAAAGTGGAGGATGTAGATAATGCTTAGATACTATTCAGGTGACTACCACAATGACCTGACTGACGCTATAGATGCTCTGATAGATGAAGGTGTGATTGATTCACCACCTACGCTTAAAGCATACGCACAAGTCATGGGGATCAATCCGGTGAGAGTATATACAGTAGCAAAACAGCCGCGTGAAGGTGAGATATATGATGCACGCGTGTTTAACTACGAGTCAGTAGGGTTCTTCTTTCAGAGACGTCTTGACGTGGACATGGGTTATGGTAACATGCGTGATCTGACACTCAAAGCTATAGAAGCTGATAAGGTTTCTATCAAGTCAGATCGTAGACGCAACAAGGTGAGACAGGATAAAGTAACACTCTCTACTGGTAGTAAGATACCAATGAGAAGGGAACAGTTCGTAATGGGAGAGCATGTTACGCTGAAAGGTGAAGAGCACACGATGGAAGTAGTGTACATTACAGATTCTCATGTGTGCTTTCTTGTTGATGGTGGTCCTGATCTCAGAGTACTGAGCAACTGGACGATCAATTCAAATGAAGTAGTAAGGATTATCCTTGAAGTATCAGAAGATGTTACTCTCCCTGTACCAGAGGTGGAGATAGACGCTAGACTGGTGGAGGTAGAGTAATGGAGGACAAAGAAGCAAGAGTTATTCTAAATGCTTTCTGCGAGTGTGAGTTTACGCACTGTAGAAACTGCGCTATACATAAGAGTGGCGTGACAATGAATAACACATGTCAGAACGTGGTAAGAGACGCAGTAAGGGTGGTGCTGAAGATTGAGAGTGATAGTACGTCTGATAGGGTGTGATGATGAAAATATCTTTCCAATGACACTAGACAGTGATGCCGTAGCTTTACTAGAACTAGTATCAGAAAAGTCAATTAACACTTCCACTAATTCCTGTATGCTAATAATGAGAGTGGTGATATCGGATGACAGTTAACTGGGTATGGGTGAACAAAGCTATAGAGACTATTGAGAGTGGTCTGGTAAAGCGTCTTGATAGTCCTGATGGTAAGATCAAAGTCTATGAATGCGGTACAATTATAAGAGTCGATATAAAGAAGGGAGAGTAAAATAATGCTGAGGAACTACGAAATCTATTCTACTGAGAGTTCCACTAAGCCAGTACTGGTACTTGAGGCAAAGAATGGTTACGCGGCACTCAAGGATGCACGTTACTTATTGAAACATGAGAGATCATGTGAGATCACGAAGAGTACAGATGGCTACTGGTATCTCGATACACCATTTGTTAAGTATGTTGCCATACCAGAGCAGAAGGAGAAGTTGCATGGACATGGGTGAAGAACTAATCAGTGCAGTAACAAAGTACAAGGAAGAGGAAGTGCCAGTGCATTTAATCTACAGCATGATCTGTGCTAAGTACTTCAACAATGATAACCTTCCTAGAAAGACTGCGATGGAAAGGGCAAAGCACACTGTTGATACTGTGCTGAGGAACATTGAAGATGTCAGACAGTGAGATCCTTTATGACTACAAGCATGGTGCTCCGATCAAGAGTATAGTCGGGAAATATTATAGATCTAAGAAGTATCAAGGATATCATACAGCGGCAGATTGCAGAGCAGAAGTTTATCAGGTTATTCTTAATTATGTGCTCTATGTGGAGGTATTCTAACATGGCGAAGAAGAAGAAGGTTAAAGATTGCTTCACTTGTCCTAATGGTCAGTACATTGGTGA